TATCGTCAACATTCAGCAGCGCGTCCGATGATTCGAAGTTTGGAAACCAGACTGCGCTTACAAATGGACTCGTGGTTAGGCAGCAACTATCTGGAGTATTTCACACCGTTACTAACTGGAAATCTAACGCGGACATGAAGCGAGATATGTTCGATCTTCCTGACACAAGCAAATCGGGCGGAGGGTTGTTCGGTATCAATGGTCGATGGACATTTAAAAATGTTGATTTTGTTCCTGAGCTGATAGGAGACAACGGGGATACGATACAAATACTTAGTCAGGACGGCCTTGCACTGACCACGTTTGACATTCATGCTCAAGGGCACAAGGTAGGCCAGTGATAGAGGAGGCCGCAGACTTAAATGAAGCGTCAGATCTAGGTCTGCACATAACTCCAGCCTATCGCGTGTACGAATGGAGTGAGAACGGTTACAAAGTGTTTTTTTCAGCAACACAGCAGGGGAACGCCATGGTTATCCACATAGCAGCTCCGATAGAAAGCAAAAGATGCCTAAGAATATCGGTTGAGGATTTCTGCGAGTTTGTTTACTCATCGTTCCCTTGGTGCGAGGTCATCATGGGGGCGATAATTCCAGCCTCTGTGGTAAACTTAGCTAAGAAGTGCGGTTTTATTCATATAGCTGATGCTCTGATAGGCGAAGAGCCAGCAGAAGGCAAGATAATGGCGAGGTTCAGACAATGAGTAGCTTAGTCAGTTCAGTTACTGGCTTTGTTGGCGACATAGTTGGCGGAGTCACCGGGGCGACGGCTGCTGGTGAAGCGGCAGAGCGAGGGGCGGCAACTTCTGCGGAAGCACAGCAGGCCGGACTTGATTATCTGAAGGAAACAGAAGCTTTGCCTCAGCAGTATCGGCAGGAGGGGCTGGGGGCGCTTGCGGGTATCTATGGCCTTGAAGGCGGCGATCCTGATGCATTAGCCAGGCTTGAGCGGTCACCTATCTACCAAGCCATTATGTCCAGTGCTGACATCGGTGAAGAGTCTGTATTAACCAGGGCAAGTCAGATGGGCATGACCAGATCCGGTGATGTTGCCTATGACCTGGCTGACTACAACGCCAGGCTTAAACAACAAGCCCTGATGGGCGGACTAGAGGGGATCCGAGGAATGGCACAGCTGCCGTCTATGGCCCCTGAGATAGCGCAAGGAATTTCTGGAGTCGGTCAAACCTATGCTCAAGGACAGATTGCCAAAGGGCGAGCCGCACAAGAAGGAATGGGCATGGCGATTGACGCGGCGACCGCTGTATTCTCTGACTCTCGCCTAAAGATCAACGTGGTAGCTAAAGGCAAACGCAACGGTCACGAGTGGTTTTCATGGGAATGGAACCGGCGAGCCAATAAGCTTGGTCTTGAGGGTAAAGGCGAAGGGGTTATTGCTGATAAGATTGAAAAGTACATGCCTGAAGCCATTAAAATTCATCAAGGCTTCAAAACAGTCGATTACGATATGCTAGGGGTTTGATCATGGCGCAGAATCCATATTATATATCTCCGATGGGCGGCTACGGCCCCTCTATCGTCCAGGGTATCGGAGGCATAGCCAAGGGGTATCGAGATCGGCAGGCGGAAGAACAAGCTACCCAGGCCAAGCAGGCGATGGCAACAGAGGCACAGGCGGCTTTTGATTCGAACGACCCCAATCAAGTCGGCAGACTGATGATCAAGTACCCAGAAATGCGCGACACCATCACGGCGGCGGCGGGGCATCGCGACGAGGCAACAAAGGCCAACATGGCGCTGACTATTAGGGCATCGCTTGCCAACCCATCAAAGGCCCCTCAGATCATTCAGAGCAGAATCGATGCGTTACGAGCAACATATGGCGAAGATACAAATCTTGACGATTCGCTTGAGGCTGCGCTAGAGGCAAATGAAAGCCCTGAGCAGTTCCTTCAGTCTCTGGAGATGATCGCCCCAGCTTACCTGAATGAGCAGGAGTGGAAGGCTTACAGCGAGAAGCGGAAGCCATCGGAAGGGTTTACTCTTGGTCAGGGCCAACAGCGGTTTGATGCGCAAGGCAGGCCGATTGCTCAAGTTGCACCGAAACCCACCGGCTTCCAGCTAAAGCCAGGAGAGCAAAGATTTGAGGATGGTAAGGTCGTTGCTACAGGGGCGCCAGTCGCAGCGCCAGTAATACCTCCTCAGCTAATAGCAAACCTTCCCGCGGATGTGGCAGATAAAGCATCTGCTGCGTTCTCAGCGGCTGGAGGGGGTAAAGATGGCGTGAAAGCTGCGGTGGTGCAAATAGACAAAGGGGGTGAGCAATCAAGGCGTCAGGCGTCACCAGAGATCATAGCGCAAAGCTTCCCTAATGCCTCCCCTGCTGAAACTCAACAACTTCAAGCTGCTATGGACGCAGCCAAGACCACAGAGACAGGATTGAAATCAGCGGAGAAGGTGCGGGTAGAACAGCGCAGGACTAAGAAAGCGCAGGTGTTCCAAACAAAGGCGGTGGAGCTTTTAACAGGCATCCTGGGTAATACGCAGTTGGGTGACGTACTTGGATCGATCGAGGGCAACATTGATGTACGCCTATTCTCTGATGCTGAATCCGAGTTGATCGCTGATATTAAAGAAGCCGCTAATATCTTGACGGCTGACAACCTTGATCTTATGAGCGGGGTTTTATCTGAGACTGACATCAAGATCCTGCAGAATCTGTCTGGAGGGGCATTAAACCGCACCCGCACAGAGAAACGGTTTATCAAGGATGTGACAGAGCTTAGGGACAGGCTTTCATCCAGCTTAGTAACCACCATTGACGATAGAGCAGACCAGGCCGGCGCAGCGGATATAGATCGGAAACGGGCAAGGTTGGCTGAGTTGCGTGCTAAGGCGGGGCAATAATATGGCGCTGACATCTGCAGAGCTACAAGAGATGGCTGATCTGTCGAATGAGTTAGGCGACGAGCAGGGAGAGCTTGAAGCCCTTACTCAGCTGGAGTCTACAGGGGCGCTGGGCGGCGCTCAACAGCCTGATTTCCCTGGTGCGGCTATTATTGAGCCTATCGCTGCTGTCGCTACTGCTATACCTGCGACAATTGCGGGGGGCTTGGCTGGAATTGGAGCGATCCCTTTCCAGGGCGAAGAAGCTGGCGAAACAGTAAGAGCAGTGCAAGAGGCAGGGACATTTCAACCTAGAACCGAAGCGGGACGAGCGGGCCTTGAAACGCTTGGTGATTTGGTGCAGAAAGGAATCGACATAGTAAATATACCGCTTTCAGGTATTGGCGGGATTCTTGAGTTAGTTAGTGGTCAAGGGCTGGACCAGGCTGTGGAAACAATAAGAGCCATACAAGGGCAAGGTGTATCAAGGACAGCAGGAGAGCGCGTATTTGAAGAGACTGGTAGCCCATTAGCTGCGACCATAGCTGAAACAGCTCCTGAAGCCGTTGCTACTGTGTTAGGCACAAAGGGAGCAGGCAGAGCGTTAGAGGCGGCGCAGCGAGGCACAAGAGCTACAGGAGCGGCATTGACCCCGGCAGTGCAGGCGGGAAGAGAAACAGCGGAAGCGTTGTTTAAGGTTCAATCGCCAACTAAGCAGCGCATAGCACGTCTTATCGAGGGCGGATCAACTGACGTTGAAACAGCCAAATTTAAACTAGATGCCCCCGCTAAGGGAGCAGCACAAGCAGCGCCCCAACTACCAACTCCACCACAGACAAAACTCCAAGAATTCCTTAATGTCGGCGGTCCAAGGGTAAAAACTGATCGAGTAGCAGTAGACGCGATCAACCAAGGCTTTGACGAAGGAGTTATTGCTGCGGTTAAAGGGGCGACACCAGCAGACAAGCTAAAGATGCAAGAGATGGTCAACATCATGGAGCGAGGGAAGGCAAACAAGCTGTTTGCCGCTAAGAATCGACCTAGCGACGTTGCCGGCAACACTCTTTTGGATCGTGTCAAGGTCATAAGGGACGCAAACAAAACATCAGGGAAAGAGATAGACCGAGTAGCCAAGGGCTTAAAAGGCCAACAGGTCGATGTGCTGGATGCTGTTACAGACTTCGGGGAAGCGCTCGATAACTTGGGGGTCCAACTCGTACCAAACGGAAAAGGCGGATTTACTCCCAGTTTTGAATTATCCCAGCTGGGACCAGGTGACAGAGGCCCGATTAAAGAAGTCATTCGTCAAATGAATATCAAAAGCAGAGGCGGAATTGACGCGCTAGACGTACACACAATGAAAAGAATCATTGATAACAATGTGACATTCGGAAAGGTCAAAACAGGGATTAGCGGGGACGGGGAGCGTGTCTTAAAAGGGTTTCGGCGTGCGTTAGACAAGTCCCTAGATGACAACTTCCCGGCATACAACCAAGCTAACACCGTGTATGCGGAGACGATCAACGCTTTAGATTCTATACAGGATGTTGCAGGACGCAAGATGGATTTATCTGGAGGTAATGCAGACAAGGCATTGGGCACGCTACTGCGCAGGACGCTAAGCAATCAACAATCAAGGATTCGCCTTATTGACTCTATTGACGAGATAGAATCCGTTGCTAAGAAGCACGGCGGCGGTAGGCTTAGAATAGAAGGCCCAGGGCTAGGTCAAGATGACCTGTTAACGCAAGTGTTGTTTGTTGACGAGCTTGACTCAGTATTCGGACCGGTGGCTAGAACCTCATTCCAAGGGCAGATAGATCAGGCGCTTAAGCAAGGGGTTAGCGCCACCACCACCCAGGCGGGGGCGATTGATGCGGTGGTGGTGGCGGTCGGCAAGGTGGCAGAGAAGGCCAGAGGTATCAACGAGGCAGGCGCGTTCAAAGCCATCAAAGAGCTATTGAAGGGGCAGTAATGAAGACACAGACATGGTTTCTATTGATCATCGCGGGATTCATTTTGTCACCGTGCGCAGGCTCCGTGATGGTGGGGCTATATGTTTTTAATTACACAACCGCTGTAATTTCAGGGTGGTGGCGAATGCATCAGAACAGAGGATTTAAACAATTACAATTACCGAACCAAGACCAAAACCCATAAAATCAAATCAATAGGGTATTACCATGGCACTTAACACAGTATCACTACCGTTCGGCTACTATCCAGACCCGACCCAAGGTCGTCCTGTGTTCAATGGATCTATCTTCATCGGTGAGCCAGACACAGATCCGACTATTCTAGCCAATCAGAAGACTATAACAATCAGACAGGAAGGGGTCGATACTCCGTCTGTCGAACAGCCTATTTTCACAAGCGCTGGAGGAGTTCCCGTCTTTAACGGGTCGCCTGCTGAGATCCTGGTAGAAGGTGAATATTCGCTAGCCGTTCTCAATGCTGCAGAGTCCCAGGTTTATTACGTTGCCAATGGAGCTCCTGCAGAAACCGCAGCAGACAAACAACCAAACGACAAGCGCTATGGCCCTATATTCGCCACAGTCGCGGCAATGACGGCGGCTAATCCTGTTTCTATTGATGGGGTTGTTGTTAATCTGGTTGCCGGAATGACGGTCCATACGCAAGGCTTTAGCGTAGCTGGTGGAGAAGGGGCAAGCAAATATTTCATTGTTGCTGGTGATTCTAGCAACGGGTTCGATAGATTACTTCTTGCTAATGGCCTTACTGCGGTTCTGCAGCCAGTTAATAATACTCTTACCGTAGAGCAGTTTGGAGCCACGGGCGATAATGTCACAGAATCTGCTACACAGTTGCAGGCGGCTTTAGACTACAGCGATGCAAACGAAGTTGAAATCGTGTTTTCTAATAAATACCGCATAGGGACCAAGCTTTCTATCCAGCCAGGGGTGAGGACTCGTATTATTAGAAGGTCATCCATACAGCCGACAGTGGCTAGTGGATTAGCAGATGCGTACCTATTTGAGGCAGGTAATGCGCTCGGGATTATTGAGATGCCAATCCTGGCTCTCTTCTCAGGAGTTGCCGCAGAAGTTAAATGCAACCTGGCAAACATATACATCCCGGAATTTAACACATGCGGCGTCTGTTATAAGGTGACTACTAACGGCACTTCTGTACTTGATACTCGAATGAGGTTTAACGCAATATCTGCTTGTGATGTGGCGGTTGAGATTAACATGCTACAAGGAACAGATGTATTCCAGGGCTGCTCACTTGAAGGCAGTTTCATTACTAACACCACGGATGTATTTGTAAGAACAGGTGTTGCTGCTTTTGATGACGGGTTTTATTTAAGCGTACTGGCAATAGATTTTACAGACGCTCACCCTGGAGGCGCTCTTTTAGATAACAGAGTGGTAGGACACCCGGTTGCAAGGGTGAATATAAACGTCCCTTCTTGGTTCGGCGGTGAAGGCTTCGTAAACGCATCACCAACACAGCTTTATAAAGGAAGGTTTGACAATGGCCGTATTGATCTGGTGAACGCCACGCAGTTTAATCTTACACACGTTGACGCGAATGATTACCGAAGCGGAAATATATTGTTCCGAGGAAAGCGGGATGTTGGCTCCCCATTCACGGCCACTGACACGGCGGCTATAGCTGGGTTTAATGGGGGGGTTGCTATATCTAATTCAGAATTCCTTATCAAGTGTGTACTGCCAACAGATCTACTCGCAGGAACTACTCGGCCATTTTATTTCTACCACATATTTGCAGATTCCAATTATCCAAGTTGGGACGGTATCTCTATATCTGGGGACGATCTGAGGCTTGGCATACTCCGGGTTATTGATAGAGCGGCGATTGAAGATGGGAGAGTCGAACTTCTTGTTAAAAACTACGCAACAGACACCTCTCCATCTGGTACAGTGGTGACCTTTAAGATAAAGCGATCTTGATGTTCACAGAACAAGGTGTCACCGGCACACGTTTAGGCGTAGGCCGGTTATGCGCCGATCCGCTTCTTGTGGTCGGCTATTTCTTTTTTGGCTGACTTAATAAAATCATCGTAAAACACCGAAGATCTCTTAACCGGGGTTTTCTTTGTTGCGATCATCTCATCAGAAGCGTTTCAACCCTTCGCATCTCTGCATTGAAACGCTTTCTCATATCTTCAAGCTGTTCCCACTCCCATTTGACTGATTCGGCGCTTGATTCGCAGTGATCAATGATTCGCTGCCCTTCATCTTCTCCGAATCGGTTCTTCAGGCCCTGGATGTATCCGTGGGTGTTTTTGGTGCCGTAGATGTCCCCGCTCAGGCCCTGATTACAGTTTCGGTTATGCTGCAGGTTTGTGTTGAGTGGGTCGTATCGTAATCCCCCCTGAGCCCCGACAGTCTTGAAGTGACCACAGCACCATTGATCTCCCCCCAAAGGCTTGCCGCAGCTTATGCAGGCCGGTTCCTGGCCTCGTTCTTGGAACCAAAGTAACTCCTGAAGAACTCTCATCCGGTTAAATGCCTTTTGAGTCTGCTTATGCTGCCAGCTAACAGAGCGACGATTGAGGTCTTTCAGGGCCTTGCAGTTGGTTTTCTTCTGGGCTTGCTGCTCACGCTTAGCCTTGGCCTCTTTCTTCGCCCTGTCGCGCTCCTGAGTCTTCTGAGTGAATGCAATGACACACCCAGTATCGCAGAAGACGCCTATGGGATGCTTTACCATCGTTTCCGCTGGCTGGTACACCTTACATTCCCGGCAGCGCTTCTTTGAATTGCTCATCGCTATATCTCCAGGGTGGATTATTAGGGCTATTTCTTTCCGTTAGGCCAAAATACAAAACCGAACCAGAAGCACAGCCATGTAACATCTACATCAATGACTTCATTTTTTCTAAACTTGCCCCCGTTATCGCTATATTTTGGAATCCATAACCACCAATTAAAACCAAATCTCGGAGATTCAAGATCCTCAAACATAGTGCCAAGGGAGACTCTTCCTGCTATGCCTCTGCTTACTGTTACTCGGTATCTCATATCTACTCTCCATTGCTTAGACGTTATAAATACCAACTCTCTTTCAGCAAATTCTCATCATCAAGATCCGCTTTCGTTTTATCTATCTCAACACGCCGCGCATACTTTGAGTTAGCGCAGATACGATCAATCTCCGTCTTAGGCTTGTTACGCATAGCGATAATCGAGTTGGATGCATGTTTGATTTCTTCATTGTCCATGTTCATGATTCTTGCTCCTGTCTATAGGTTGTCTAACGGCTTGCTCTCTTCATCAACTCATTCGGCTCATATCAAGAGCAACCTTTTCGGCTTCTGCTTCGCTAGCGAAGTTGGCCCGGCTGAACACGTATCTCCAGGCCACGCTGAACACTTTTTTATAAAACTCCATGAATTCAGCTTCTGATCGCATTGCGTTAAAATTGACTGAATGGAGAGTTTTTTTCACGCCGGAAGGGGTTTTTACCAGGTCGTAATAACCGGCTTCCTCCTTGAGCCAATTATGAATGTCCTGCAACCGGCTGGCTGCCTTCTCGTTTTCAGGAACGCGAGCCTTTGCTACCACGTTTCTGTGCTCAAGGTACATGCTTAGCGACACCTCAGACGGGCCCGGGTCGAAACCGGCGCCGCTGAGCCACTTCAGGTAGCCTCTGACGAACCGATGATCGTATTCCGACCTAACGCCAGCCTCTGACTCCCAGTAGTCGGCAACGAGCCTTACAAGCCCTCCAAAATATAACCGGTGGTGCTTAATGGACCGATCGCTCACCCGAACCAGAGAAACCCGGAAGCCCTGGCCATGCCTAACACCTTCCAGCGCCTCACGGTCTGCGCTGGTCACCGGGTGAAGGGTATCGCCCAGCTTCTGCACTGTCAGCTCAATCGGCATTATTCCGACATGCCCTGGAGCACTAGGTTGGTCAGATCTTCATCCTCTGAGTCGAGGGCGAATGACTCAATGAAAGTCTGCTCGCAATCAATCGAAACGCCGGTGATCTCGAATTCCACCTCCCCATGGTCGCCTGGATCATCGTATCCTGGGCAATCTGGAGTTGATGCATGCGGAGCCGGGCGCTCCGGATAAAAAGATGTAACGTTGACCTGAAGAACTAGGCCGTTGTGTGCTATCTCTATCTGTCTCATTGCTCTCTCCGGTTGGGGTGATATAACGCCCGGGTTGTGGGGTGTTATATTTCTACTTCGTTGTAGGCTGTTAGCGCGTCATGCGGGTGTCTTTCGCTTGTTGTTGTGCGCTCGTTCTTGTCTTCATACGTCACCCTGTATTTAAGCTCATATGGAATAAATACCAGCTTCTTTTTCTTGCCCGTTCTGCTGTCGCAGGCGCTTGCAATCAACACGCTCTGCTTAAGGGCGTCTGCTATCACGTCCGCAGTTATTTTTGTGTTCACAGTTAATCTCCTCATAACAATTCATTCAACCAGGCCTTCATCACACGCTAAACATTGCTTTGCACTTAGGGCACCAGTCGTTGTCTGGGTCGAATATCTGCAAATAACCCTTGGCGCATTTCGGACACTCCTCTTTTACAGCTGCGTCAGATAAGTCTTTGGATAGTTTCAAGGCCTCTTTCTTTGTCAGCATTGTGGTTACGCAATCTATGGTAATCGTAATCGGCGCTTTATCGTCTTTGTGTGCTGATACGGAAATGCTCATCCTATTCTCCATCCTTCGATTCGTAAGTCATCGGCACCATTTCCCGCATGGGCTTAGAGAAATCCAGCGTTTGCCGTGCCATCTCCTTAGCTTGCGGGTGTACGGCGTATTGCGCGATGTTCTACAGCCCCAGCGTTAGCCGTGCGATCGTTTGGTCTTTGGTCATGAGTGGGTCTGCTATAGGTTAAGTTCATCGCATAATGTATTGGCTTTTTCTATCTGCCAACCTTGGACTCCCCAAGCTCCATCAGGACCTTTCCGACCATGCCAGTAAGCCATAACACCATCCATTTCAGAATGTAGCCCTGGAGACCATTCGTCGTCCTTCTCTCGATCTCTGACAGCAATGCAGCCCACTCGATCATCTATATAAAAACGATCAACATCCTTCGATTCACTCATCCCCCACCCCTCGGTTTAATTTCTGTCATCTCGCACACATCAGTAGTTCCTGATGTCCTGGGCGATATCAGCAAGGATCTTTTTACCGAGCAGGACCAGCGGTATAGCAATAACACTCCAGCAAAGGAGGACCAGAGCGACCCGGCCCCCGGTCTCATCGATACCAAAAGCCAGCTCCAGGGCTGAGAGAATACCGATCACAACCGCCCACTTTATTGTCCGTTTCATATCACGCCACCTCATCAATTCGAGTGTTAAAGTTCCTGATAATATCCAGGATAGATTTCAGGGCGGAAGCGTTCCACCTGCAGCAAGGGCATACGGAGTAAAATCTCGCTTCCCAGGTTATGCCGCAACTGCAGGTCTTGGTTTTCATCAGAACTTGGACACACTTAGGATTACCCAGCCTGGCAGCAACCCATAACCATCAAGAACATGGTCAACTCGGCGCATCAATTGCCTTCCTGTGTATATCAGAGGCTTGCCATAGTCGATCATCTCTTTGCCTGAGTATTTCGTCTCTTCGAGAATAAGGTCATCCCCTGACATGAAATTACGGTCGTTGTATCTGATCTCATATTTTTTTGTGCCGCAGTACGATAGCGCAAAAACCTTTGGGTCTGTTTTCAAGTTATGAGTGTTCATCTTGGCTTGCTCCTCATCTGGTTCAGCCGCCTTGCCATATCTAGCCGATAGTCGGCATCAGCGATGCTATCGAGCCAATTCCTTATTTCCATCGGCCTCTTTGAATCCGTTATCTTGCGCGCCTTAAGCCAACGCCTCTTATCCTCCTCAATGGCTTTTAGCTGGCTATCGGTCATATCGGATAGGTTGGCTTTGAAATCGCCAGGGAGAGCAGCCAGGATCGCCACGTTATGGCTTTTCATTGAGATCGCCAATGGTCGTAAACTTGAAATCTTGCGGAGCCTTCACCACATTAAGCTGGCCATTATCGGATAGCCCCGAAGCCATTTTCATAAGTAGTTGCATCCGGTCTTGATCAAGGGCCACAAAGTACGGCTTACCTTCAATTTCAACAGCAATACAGACATTATCGATATCCACTATCTGGTCTCCTTTCCTTGTTCATGGCGGTGTTTAATCTCAGCATCAACCAGGATCAGGCTCTTTTTCCAGTCCTCAACCTCGCCGCTCTCGATCTCCTCAGGGGTGGCGGTGGATATCCACAAATTAAGAGCCTCTTTCTCGCACGATAATTGAAGGTCACTCTTTGGATTGATGCTCATGACTGCCTCCGGCTTCTGGTGGAGCGAAGGCACTTGCCGGGGTATTCGGCGGCCATAATGATCATGAGTTCGCCGACTGTCATTTTTGAGGGGAGTTGTAGAATCATTTTGTCACCTATCAATCGGGTTAAGCTGCCATCTAAAGATAAACGGAAACCCATGCAAAAGCAATGCTGATTAGACGAGATTCCGTATTCTCCCGTGGTTTTTGTGGAATTTGTATTTGATCTCTGCTTTTTTCCTGGCCGATACAGCGTCTTGAAGCACAGAAAAATATCCTAGATACACCTCCACCCCTTCAATCCTTATTCTTGATTTCCATCCTTTCCCTTCTGGGCTTACTCCTATGCATCCTGTTGAATTGTTTTTGTATAGAGATTTGTTCCTCATGTTTTCAAGCCTAGAGACATTTCGCATATTGCAAAATCTATTGCCGTCTCTATTGCCGTTAATATGATCAATTTCTCCAGTAGGCGGCTCTCCTGTCGTATATATCCACGCGAGCGTGTGAGCGCTCATTGAATGGCCTAGGATTATTATCCTGCGATATCCATTAGGCGTAACGGTGCCGGCTTCTTTTCCTGAAAGTCTGGAGTTGAATGAGTTCATTATTCGTTCAGAATAGGAATTATCAGATGACCTTTTCTTCCATACAAAAATACCGGAATCCGGGTTGTAATCCAAAAGAGTGACTAGTTTTTTTTGAGTTATCATAACCATTGCTCCATGGTTGGCGCTCTTGAGGCTGTCGCGCCAGGCCGATGAGCAATCGGCTTTTCACCCGCTAAAGCTAGGCGCTCAAAAACTATAGCAGACTACTCAGTGAAGTCGCAATCTTTGATAACCTCTCCAGATAAAACCTCTTGGATAACCCGAGTAATTACGTATTGATCGATATACCGCTTGCTTACAGCATCATCAAACATGGCCTCAAGAGTGTCCTGATACACTTCATCAAGGTCTGGAAGCGCGGCAATACCAACTATCTCCCGAGATTTAGTCTCTACCTTTCCGTCCTTCTCGAAGTCCATTTCACAAACGATGCGCCATTTACATTTGCGAGCATGTAGCACATGGCGCATGCATTCCCAGAAGGAGTCATTCTTGAGCCGGAGCTGCACGACCGGGTTGCTTGACCCGACTTGGACCTGGCAGGGCTTATCGATATCGCCCAACGGATCGACCAGAGTGAATCGTATAAAAAACCCCTTGAGCGATTTCTGAATGGTTTTATCCATTGCCGACCGGTGATTGTATTTCTTCGATTTGCGTTGCTTGGATTTATTTGCCATGATCATTCTCATTCAGGAGTTATTGGTCTTTCGCCTGGGTGTTCAATTACCGGCCTTCTCTCAGAGGAGGCCGGTTTTTTTATGCCTTATGATCTAGCCACCAAGGTTATGAACGGAGACAAGATCATGCAGTAGCCGACTATTACCATCGAGCTTCACGAATACTCGGTGACTTCCATGACAGGGGGCTACAGCCTCACATACGTCATATCCGATAACCTTCGACACCTGGAGCCCGCTGCTGGTTGTCACGTAACCAACATAGCAATCGATCGGAGGAAGACCTACGCCATCCCAAAACGCTACTGTATTACTCATGACCTTTCCCCTCAGCTTCGTTCCTGAGCTCTCTGGCCCTTGCGCTCAAGACACAATTCACATTCCTGCCCGAATACATGGAGGTTGCATTGCCATCGCGCAGCCATGCCTTTGCTTCGCTCTCCATCAGCTCAGCGTCGTGGGTTAGAAGGCTTTGGGCTGGCGATAGGCATAGAGCTTTTCCTGCTCTTGAGATGCTGGAAGCTGGCAATGTTATGTCTCTGACATCACATATCTCTTTGACTAATCCAATCATAATTTTTAACTCTTCGCTCAAGAAGCCCGCCTGAGCTTCTAATTGATCCCTCTCCAGCCTCAGCGCGTTGTAATGCCCGGCAGATACCATTGATGCAGTCATGACTTACTCTCCGTTCCACTATTGGCCTGTCCTGCTGATATGTGTTTGTTAAAGGAGTTTTCTATTATCTCCCTGAGATTTTTTCTGTTTTCAGATACAAATTGATCTGGACCTATACCGCCACCAATAAGCTGCTCTTCTAGCCTCCATGCTATTTGAAGCTCTATTTCATCGATGGTGCTACTGGTTGCCATAACCTTCTCATCACGCTCAGCCAGGGCCTTCTCGCATGAGTCCAGGAGGGTGGTTTTGTGATCAAGAGAGATCTTGACCAGGCCGAGATCGAGCCGGAGAGACTTGGCCTTCACAGCCATATCGGAGATTGAATCAAAGCCTAACGATTTGGCCATATCGGAGTAATGAGTTTTAAAATCCTGGAGAACTCCGTTCGTGCATTCAAGGGCTCCGATTCGGTGGCGGTACTGCTCGATGGTTTTGCTCTGCTGCAGAACCTTTGCCTCTCGATCAGCAACATAATTCCTCAGCCGGTTGATCTCAGCGAAGAGCGGTGCAACATGGCGCGCCGGTAAAGCCTCGCCAGCGTCCCCATACCAGGTGCAATTTTTGAACTGTTCTTTTGCGGTTTTGATGGCATCTTTCATGGTCTTTCCTCTGGTTGATTCCTTGCCTTATGCATGGACAATAGCATCAATCGAATCAGCATGCACTAAAATTTGAGAATAACTCCGTTAGTTCGGGATCGCATGCTCTATGCCTGGGGGTGTATGTAGGCAAAAGTCTGAGTTTAGCTGCTATTCGCTAGGAGCTGGTGGAAGTGGCATCCAGTGAGTAGGAGTTACTTTCCTATCATCGTTGTCTACAAAAATTGCATCGCCAGATACTAAAAAACCTACAACAGGCTCCCCTGAAAAGTCAGGATACAAAACAACATCTTTTTCGCACTCGGGCAATCTATCCTCTACGCTCACCCACTCATTCACCTGTTCTCTGGTTATAGGCTTAGCTTTGCTATGGGACATCGAGGTCAAGCACTTAGATGTGCAATACTTATGGTTCCTATGCACCGGCTTGAATTGACTTCCGCAGCACTCACAAATCTTCAATCTTTTATCGCTCATCGTTCCAGCCTCATTCAGCATTCGTTACAGCAGGCGCCGAAGACAACGGCCAAGGCGACAAGCGCAGCCCCGACGACCTGAGTCAGGTCTATATCTCTCAATAGATATCCACCGCCTATAAGACACACAAAAAAAGATAGTCCTAATACTGCTTTAAACATGATCTACTCTCCGTTAGTTCGTTAATGTGTCAGACAAGATTCGATTGATATACTTTCCTCTTTGCTCCACTTTTATATTCCTTGCCTTTTTTCGTAGTCTGAACTCCGTAATAAGAGCACATAGGCCTGCTCCTGTGGCTCATATAGAGAGCTATGCTGGAAACTTTGATTGATCCGATATGATCGGTTATCACATCCCCTGCCGATATGCTGTTATTAGACAAAGCGTATTCTTTTGCCAGCTCAAACTGACGGGCCTCATGCTCTTTATCAATGACTGCTAATTTCTCTTTATATTCATCAATATTCATCTCACTTCTCCTTTAGCGATTCTTTGATCTTTCTCAGCCAATCACGAGCAACGTCAGCTCAGTTTGGTTGATATGTGTATTTGCTTTCTTGCTTTGTTTCCTTGGTTCTCTGCATCTCAGCAACCCTAGAATGGTCCATATCAGATATCGTGTTGTATTGACCTTCGAACAGAACCCGGTCGGTACCGATCTCGCCTTCTCTGAATTTAGCGGTGATGATTTCCAGAACCCCTTTGGAATCTGACTGATCGTCATAGACCTCATCGCGGTACAGGAATTGAACGATGTCAGCGTCTTGCTCAAGGCTGCCCGAGTCACGAAGATCTGAAAGCTTGGGTCGCTTGTCCGGGCGATTCTCTAGACTACGGTTAAGTTGCGATAGCGCGACAACAGGGCATTCCAGCTCTTTGGCCAGCAGCTTCAGTTCGGAGCTGATTCTGCTTATCTCCATATTCCGATTATCCGACTGTGATTTGCTGCCATCGTTAAGCTTTCCGATGTAATCAATCATGACCATGGATAGCGGCGCTTTCCGGTGCTGCCTCCTGGCTCGTGCTTTAAGCTCGAATACGGACAGGCCCCCTTGATCATCTATCATGATTGGCAAATCCTTTTGAAGACTTACCGCGGCTGTTAGCCTTGACCAGAATGAAGGATCCTCTTTCGACATTTTTGGATTCTTGACCAGCTTCATGTGGATGCGCCCGGTCGAGGCAATCATTCTCTCTGTAAGCGAAACGCCGGTCATCTCCAGGCTGAATATCAGAACCGGCCCAAATTGCCTAGCAACATGCATCGCCACGTTCGTCATGTAGGTAGTTTTCCCCATGGATGGCCGAGCAGCAACGAGGATATAGTCCGCGGCTCTGAACCCCTGGACTCGCTCATCTATCGCGGTTAAGCCTATTTTTATCTGCTTCCCGTCCTCCTGGCCGTTGAATCTCCGGTCTAAGCTATCCAGTGTCGTTTGCAGCAGGGTTTTCATGTCGACCTGTGTGATGGCTTGCTTTTCGCTTGAAAGGGCCGTGAAGGCGATCTGAGCCTGTTCTATCCGATCTGCATGTGAGAGCTGTTTGTCATTACAAAGATCGCTGAACAGCCGCCCAACTCCCATCAGCTGGCGCTCTTTGCTTCGCTCTAAAACGATATCCGCGTATGCCGTTGCGTTTGCCGTGCTGGGGGTGTTCCTTGATAGGGCTACCAGGTAATCAAGATCAGCGGCATCGTCTTGCTTCTGGATTTCCTCTGATATGGTAATCACGTCGATCACTTGGCCGACCATCCCAAGCATGGTCTTGTAGATGGCTTGGTGCTGCGGACAATAGAAATCAGAGGGCTCTATTTTTCCGACCAGGTCATCAAGGATCTGGTTATCAAGCAGTACGGCCCCAAGGACTGATTGTTCGGCCTCCCTGCTATGCGGTGGCGCCGCGGCTTCATAGTCAATCGGTTCGTATTCCGTCATGCCCATATTCCTGCATCGATAATTTCGTTGATATTGCGAACAAAGATCTCATTGCGGGTTAACAGCTCAATCGTTCCGCATTTGTTCCCCGTTGATACTCCGGTCCAGTTTTCCATTTTGCCGGATAGCTGGCCGCATCCTGAAAAGTAAGCCGTCCAGAACTCTCGATTCTGGTGGTTTCCGTCTTGCTTCCATATCGCCGCTATCTGCCGTTTGCTCTTGTCGGACAGAACCCGGCTTCCGGTTAACGTCGGGAGCTCATCGTTGTAAATCTCTTTGATCGCCTCATAGGGAATTTTCTTTACCTTCGGCGCGTCATCGCCAGATGACAGAGGGTTGTTCTTCTCATTCTCTAATTCTTTACATTCTTGTTTGTGGTTGCTTGCTGGTTGCTTGCTGGTTGCTTGCTGGGTCTCCTGCTGGTTATCCGTCTGATACGAAGGCCAGGAAGTGATTGTTATTACTGAGAATTTACTATGAATCTTGCTGGTTACTTCGCCGGTTGATTTTAGCTTCTTTAAGGCGGTGCGAATTTGCTGCTCTGTCAGACCTGTTTCGTCAGATAAGCTATGACGACCGGTGATTAATTGCCCTGCTTTCACGTCAACTCCTTTCCATCGATTGTCTTTGTGATTGGCCTTGAGGAGTAAATGAGTCCACAGACGGCAGACGTTGATATCGTCGTACCACTCCCATTCAAGCATTTTCCTGTGGAGCTTGATCCATCCAGACATGCTCACGCATTCTCTGTGATTTCTTGGATATCCTTTGCCTTCTCATACAAGGCATCAATCCGGTTCTTTATGATCGGCCTGATGTTCTCTTCGCCGGATCGGATCTTGCGGATTGTGTTGATATGGCACGGAATCATCATGGCAATGTCGCCAAGGTCGCCAGGCATGTACTTATAGATAAAATTGAGTTTGTCTTTGGTTGTCATTAGGAAAGCTCCGCCGTTTGTTTTAGCAACTATAGAGGTTTAATTTGTACAGTGCAACATACAAAAAGATATTGACGCAGCCGCAACCACGCGCTATCGTTAAGGCCAATCAAAACGCAACGCAGGCAACGCAAACATGATCCTACTTATTCAACTGGCTTATATGCGTAACGCCCCCGCAGAGCAGCCAGTCGGGACCGGGCCTCCTGATAAGGCCACCGAACCTGACGAGCTTTTTAGCTCTGAGCAACCGCACTTCTCCGGGTAGTGTATGGGGCAAATGCAAGCCGCAATTAAGCGGCTTTAGGTAACACAAACGAAGGAAAGACCATGAGTGATATCGCAGAAGCAAAAACAGTCTATGAGATCGTTGAGTTCCAGGAGCAGGCATTCAGCCAGATGGGATCTGATGACTCGATCCTCTGGGCGAAGGAATCACAGTTTGCGATGCAGGCGCTTCAGGGCAACGAATACCTGAATGATGAGGCCTGGAAGAATAGAGCCAGCCTTGCTAACGCGATCATCAACGTGGCGGCTATCGGGATCAGCCTCAACCCCGCCTTGAAGCATGCCTACCTTGTCCCTCGCAAGCCAAAGCAGGGAGCGCTCACCGCCATCTGCCTGGATATCTCTTACATGGGCCTCATGCACCTGGCCCAGCAAACCGGATCTATCCTATGGGGCCAAGCCAAGCTGGTTTATTCGACCGACACCTATAAGAACACCGGTATTGATAGCGCGCCAAGCCATGAAACCAACCCTTTTATGCCAAGCAAAGAGCGGGGCCCGGTGATCGGCGCCTACTGCACGGTAAAGACCGCGGACGGAAGTTATCTCACCGAAGAAATGAACATCGATGAGCTGAACAAGATCAAAGCTTCCTCCAAGGCGCAGAACGGGCCCTGGAAAACATGGCCAGAAGAGATGATGCGGAAGTCAGTAGTCAAGCGCGCCAGCAAGTACTGGCCGAAAGTTGAGCGGCTGAGCAAGGCCATCGAGGTTATCAACCAGCATGAGGGGATCGACTTCCAGGAAGAAAAGGATATCACGCCAGACCGGGAGAACCCGCATCAAGATCTCGATACCTTGCTGGCCGCCCGCGGCGCTGAGCCATCCGCTTTCCTCCCGTGGATGACCAAACTGCTGAAGCGAGAGATCACCATCATCGCCGATCTTAGCGACTTCGAAGCCAATGAAATCATTAAGCGGATGGAAAATGCATCATGAAAACCAACGCTGAACTATTGAAAGACCTGGCGGACCTGGAGCATGTGTTTGGATTCAATCCGGCTGAGGTAGATCAGACTTCTGATAAATGGCACCTTCTCAGGCTCGGATGTTACACCGCCTCAAAAGCTGAATGCCTTATCAAGAAGAAGCACGGCAGCAAGGGTCATGAATATGGCATTGATTTTCTCCCGGCAACCGACAAAGACAGCAAGCGGAACACCTACATGCTGGAGCTGGTCTCAGAGATCGCCACGGCGCGCCTCCCTGAAGATATCAGCGCCAAGCCGTTGCAATGGGGCCGGGATAACGAAGCAGCCGCTAGAGAGGCTTATGAGGCGGCCACGTTCACCACCTTCACCGAGATTCCATTTATCTACAAAGATCAGCACATGCGCGCCGGGATCAGCCCGGATGGGTTGAACGACGATAGCGTGGGGGGGCTCGAACTGAAGTGCCCCTGGTCATCCAAGGTATTCGTTGACTTCCTGGCCAACGAAGAGATCAAGCCAGAGTACCGGCACCAGTGCCAGTTTTCAATGTGGGTCACCGGCCGGCAGTACTGGGACTTTGCCAACTTCGACCCCCGGATGGTTAATGTCAAAAAGCTCCATTATGTGCGGATTGATCGCTGCACCGAGGCCATGGCCGTATTCGATGAGGCCTTCTCCGGGTTCGTTATCGATATGGACAAAATGCTTCAGCGTATCGGCGCCGAGTACGGAGATCAGTGGAACCCAGAACTTCACAATTTTCAACAATAACAGGGAAGGAAAGACCATGACGAAAACAACAGATTTGGTGCTGAAGGAAGAAACTACAGCGCTGCAGGTATTCAGCACCGAGGGCGGTCTTGATCCAATCATCCAGGAAGCGAAGGACCATGTGGACGGTTTCAAGCATGACCTATCCACAGGTGCCGGCCGGAAGCGTACTGCCTCGCTGGCGGCCAAGGTGGCAACGCTGAAGGTTCGGTTGGATACCATGGGTAAAGACCTCAACGCTGACAAGAAAAAGGAAATTGCCAAAACAGATGCTGTCCGTAAAGCTATGCGGGATGAGCTGGATGATCTGAAGATTGAAGCCCGCAAGCCTCTCACTGATTGGGAGGAAGAGGCGGAGCGCATCAAGGAGGAGGCGGTTAAGCGCCTGGAAGATGAGCGGCTTGCGGCTGAGATTGAAACCGGGCATGAGATGGCGCTGCTGATGAACGAGAAGATCGACAGGGACGCCGAAGAGGCTGCAGCGGAAGCCGAACGCATACGCCTGGCCGAGGTGGAGCGGGCTGCCCAGGAGCAAGACGAGCGAGAAGAGCGACTGCAGAGACATGCCGCAGACGACGCACGAGCCGAAGCCGAACGCAAAGCACAGGTTGAGCGCGACCGCATTGAGCAAGAACGTCAGAACGCTATTCGCCGGGAGCAGAAAGCCAGGGACGATGCCGCCGAATCAGAACGTCAGCGGGTTGCTGCGGTGCAGCGGGGAAAGGATCAAGAACTGCAGCGGCTGCGAGATGCAGAGAAAGCCAAGGAGGATGCCAGGAAGCTGGCCGAACAGGTCGAGCTTGACCGGAAGGCATCGGAAGAGCGCGCTCGGCAGCAGGAGATCCAGCGCCAGCAGGACGAGAAGGATCGCATCCAGCGCGAGCAGGAGCAGCGTGAATCCGATACCAAGCACAAGGGCGCCATAAATCGCCAGGCAGTGGCCGAGCTTATGGAATGGGCCGGTCTTACAGAGGATCAGGCAAAGGCGTCAGTAAAGGCGATTGCTAAAAGTCAGATTTCTAGCGTAAAAATCCACTACTAAACCAGCAGGCCTCAGCAATGGGGCCGATTTATAAATACTAAAGCCAGGTAAAGCCATTTCAATAAATAATTTAAGATAATGCTTGATTCCCTGTAATAGTTTGGTATTATAGATACAGACACAACGCAACGGGGATTAAGAAAATGACCAACGACAAGCTAATCGCAAAGATCAGAAACAACACCTTCGAAGCTAAAGAAGTATGCGGCAAGTTTTTTGCTTGGATCCCTCGCGCTGGGGAATGGCAGCGGGTGGCAAAAACCAAAATCGTTAAGGTAGCGGCGTGAGTCGCTCGATAACTTGGGGCGTTGACGGATACGGCCGAGCCTTTTTGGTTAGAAGAGATTCACCTCGCCACATAATAGCGTGTTGCCCTAAAGCAGGATCAGCGCTGTTAGTATCAATGGAGATAGATAATGACCCCATCACAACAAGCAAAAGCAGCAGGGCTAAAGAGCCTTGAGCAGATGGCACAAATGGCAGGCAAGCCAACCGAGACGCTGAGGAACTGGCACAGAGACAACCCTGAGCTTTTCAGAATCTTACTGGCAGGCTGTGTACTAGAGATAGCACAAGTTAGCTATGAGGCCTAACGGATGGCAATGAACGGTGCAGAGAGAGCCCAAAGGCTGCGTGATAAGGAGAAGGCCGGGGGTATCGAGAAGCTTGTGATGAAGCTGACCGCAACCGAGCGCAGCTGGATCCAAGACGGACAATCCTTGGGCGGCTATGATGACGCAACTGAATTCCTCCTTGCTGCGACGAAAGAGTACATTGAGAATCACAAAAAGGCGTAACGTTGCGCGTAACGAAGTATGATTTAACTCCAATAACTCTTACAGCTATGAATAGGAGAGAGAGATGAAGAGACAAGTTAAGGCCCCAGAAAAGCATGATAACGTGACCCCCGAGATAGCAAAAAAGGCTGTTGCAAGCGTTATGTATAAAGGGCCAAAGCGAAGGCTGATGATGGCTGATGAATCAGGCTTCTCACGTAGCGAGCCAACGCTATCCGATATCAAAGCCTACCTATCAGAGCATGGTTTGGTAGCAGTGCCGTTAGAGCCTACAGAGGCGATGACGTGCGCTGGCCTGGATTGCGGCCCATCTGCTGATTATGATGAAGTTTACAAAGCCATGATAGCAGCGCGAGGGGAAGGGGAATGAGTGAGAAAATTGAAATCCCCGAGAAGTATCAAGCGTTCTGCCGTGAAATGGCAAGAATAGCCGCAAGGATGGGAGTCGATAGGGCTGAGGTAAAGCTATACCCAGCCTATGACGACAAGTGGGACGGCGTGATAACCGCGAATTGGGAGATGGGTTGTCATGGGTCGCAGGCTCACAGAATTTGCGTCACATCTGAAGTCCGAGTCCACACAGATCTTAGCGGCGATCCTAAAGGATTCCACCGGTAATCAGCCCATCAGTTAAATAAGAGAGGTATCAGAATGCAGAACAATCAACCGCTGGATAAAGGACGCCTTGTTGCAGTAGTCGACCAGTACCAGGCCAGAGAGAACGGGCAGCTGCTGTATAACCAAGACAACAGCCCGAAGATGAAAAACAAGTACATGGCGATCGGCGAGGTAACCAAGTGGCCGGATGACCAGGGCGGCGATTACACCACGATCAAGCAGCTCCTGAATCCGCCAGCTCTGCCATGCGAAACGCGAATCTTTTGGGATAGCCAGGACCAGCAGAAGACGCAAGGAGGCGGACAGCAGCAGCAACACAGCCAGCAACACAGCCAACACCCGCAGCAGTCTCAGCAGCAGCAATACCCGCAACGAGGCGGACGCTGATCAAGGCGATAAGAGTGGGATTTATCAGCCGGGAGATCCCCCCACCACGCATCTATCAGGTTGAGTATGTTGTTCCGACTGACAGCTATGTAACCGCAGAGGAGGCGGCAATAGAAGCGATTAAAGAAGCCGGCCTTGAAGGGTTTGATAATCCGGTTGTGATGATGTCTATTGTTGAGATCATCGAACCAATAGGCTAGGATGAATTTTTAATCCACAAAATACCATCAACCAACGAGAGGAAGCGCAATGAAAAAAGCTCTGTTTTACTGCTTTGCTTTGATCGCGATGTCTTTCGCCTTTGTATTGCCGGCGCAAGCGCTAGAAGGATGGGAGGGGTTCGCCCCTGTCGCCGACTATGCGTCCCCGGTTGATATCGGCGAAGACTCAACCCCCTGCCTTGCAGTTTGTATCATGCCTCAGCTGGAAGCAGCTGACATCATGGCGAGCAAATCTAGCCAGTGGCCTGATGGGTCTGGCCTTGCCAAGAATACGAATCAAACCGATGCTCCGTCCTATGCCTATTTCGAAGTAGGCTGGCGTATTTCATAACCCATAACCTGGAACAAGAACGACGCCACTACAAGCAATTAAGCCTGATAACAAATCGGGCTTTTTTGTGCCCGGGCTCTTGAATCATTACGAATAATAAGCTTTAATTAACGCACACAAACCCGAAGGAGAAAGGCTAAGTGAAAATCAACAACAAGGCAAAGATCGCAACCGTTTCGATGATCAGGCTGGCAATGGTCGGAGATAAGGGGCCGGTAAGCCTCGCCGAGCTATCAGCCCGTCAGGGGCAGTCTATTTCATACCTGGAGCAGGTTTTCTCCAAGCTGATGAAAGCTGGTCTCGTTAAGAGCGCTCGGGGACCTGGTGGCGGGTACAAGGCAGTCAGCCTAGACATCTCTGTTTTTGATATCGTGACAGCGATCAACGATGGAAGTAAACGCAAAGCCAAAAAAGCAACTCATGAAGATCGATCTTGGGACGGCATCGGTCGCCGAGTCGGCGAAGAGCTCAAGAAGATGACTCTTGCAGAATTGATTCTGTAGTAGGTTTTCCGTAACAGATGAACAGAGTCGTAACAACAGGTGATAGCGATGAAGGTAAGTGAAAATTTTAGTCGTGAAGAATTCAAATGCAAGTGCAAAAAGTGCGACTTCGCAACCGTTGACGTTGAGTTAATTGATCTGCTTGAGAAGATCCGTAGTCACTTCGGAGATAACCCAGTAACGATTAACTCGGCGTGCCGTTGCGAGAATCATAATGATGATGTTGGCGGCAGCAAGGGCAGCAAGCACAAGCAAGGCATTGCTGCCGACATCGATGTTAAAGGCATTCATCCTTTGAAGGTTTACGGATTCGTTGATTCAATCTCTATTGACCGGTACGGTATAGGGCATTACCCGACATTTACACACGTTGACGTTAGGCCAGACAAGGCACGGTGGCACGGATGAGTCAAGGAATGGAGACGGGATCATGAACTGGATAGATAAACTCAAAGAATACGCGCCATCGATCGCGTCAGCCGTCCTATCCGGCGGCGCTACGCTACCTCAGCTTGCGTATAAGGCTATTTCAGACGCAACCGGCCTGGACGTATCAACCATAGCGGAGGCTCAGGCAGCGATAGGCTCAGCAACACCTGTTGAATTGCTTAACCTGAAACAGGCGGATTACGCGTTTAAGCTAGAAGTTGAGCGCCTGCACGTTGAGAGTCAGAGCATAGTTAACGAGACAATGCAGGGGGAGGCCAAGTCAGACCATTGGTGGGTATCTGGATGGAGGCCGTTTATTGGGTTCGTTACAGGCGCCGCGTTCTTCGTGTGCGTCTGTTTTGTGTGCTGGCTGACATACGAGGCCATTGAGTCGAAAAGCCAGGATGCTATGCAGATGATCCCGCAAATTATCTTCAACTTCACGACGCTATTTGCCATTCCTGGGGCTATTCTCGGCATCGCATCGCATCACAGGGGCAAAGAGAAGCGCGATAAGGCAGCGCGTCTATAACCTGATACAATACAGCTATAATTTAATGAGGAGTAAGCACCATGGCTGGCGGTAACGGACCAACTAAGAAAAAGAGCAAGAGCAAAGGAAAAAAGAAGGCTAAGTGATGATTAATACGCTAATCGCTACAGTCCTAATCATCGGTCTAATCACAAGGCCCGATAAGGCAAGGCCGGTTCTGATATTCATAGGACCGGCTTTCGTGTTCCAGATTAACGTATTATTCAGCGCAATCCCTGCAGACTACTTTCACATGACGGCGGCGCTATTGGATCTGGCTGTTATCGTCATGCTTGTATGGTGGTCAAAGCCTGGATTTGCCCCTGTGTTCCTCGGGCTGATATCCTTGCTGTCAGTGTTCGCTAATGCTTTCGGATGGATGGCGTACGAGAACGGCTACAGCGCTGTGGTGTATGATGGAATCTATCAAGCGGTATACGCTTTGGTTTTGGTTATCTCACTAATGGAGTGGTCGAGCGGTGCTAGAGCAGATTGCTATGATATGCGGATTCGCAGCGGTTGGATCTAGCGGGCTCCTTGGACTATGGATACTTTATGAAAGAGCAGCTTTTAGAGGGCGCGCAGCATGCGGCAAGCGGCAAGACTGCGCTGACTGTAGTGATAGGGACTGCGACAGCCCCGAGCTGGATTGAATGGGCCATATCGCTTGTTCAAAGCGAGCTGTTTGTAGCTGTCGGAATAGTGATCGGCATACTGGTTTCTCTAAGCATTTTCATAATCAACATCCAATCGTTCTTTATACGCAGGCGGACCAGCATACAGAAGCATAGGCAAGATCAAATTAGAACCAAGCTGCTAGAGGCCCAGGCAGCAGAGAAGCATATAGTTGTCGATTAATTTGGAGATCATCGGTAATGGGTAGTGGAACCAGAAGCATATTCATTCAGAAGTTCTCGGGGCCGACAACGGGGCAGATGTGCAGACTTGGAGGTCATCACTGGGATGTAGCGCGTCTCGTAACTCTAGCGGGAGAACTAGAGCCATTCGATCTTAACTTGCGAGGCATGTGTACTAATTACCGTTATGATGTTTCGCTACGTGAGATGGTCATGCACTTTAACGCAGTAATGGAAGCAGACCTAGATCATCCCATCATTCTTGACGAGGATGGTGAAATAATGGACGGGCGGCACAGGTTGATGAAGGCCATAATTGATGGCAAGGACTCCATTAGGGCGGTTCAGTTCGATGTTAATCCAGAACCAGACAGGAGGGATTCTGACTAATGGCTAGAAAACTCACATCAAAGCAGGAAGCGTATAAGAACGCACGGATAGCTGGCAATGACCCCTCTGACGCCTACGACATCGCCTATCCGACCCATAAGATGAGCCGGAAGGCTGTAAGTGTTGCGGCACAGAAACTAGAGAAACACCCTGCTATAAGCCTAGCCATCGGAAAGGCCCGTGAGAAAGCAGAAGGAGGTGCCGTCATGAGCCGAGAGGAGGCGCTAGAGAAGCTTTCTCTATCAGCAAGGGTGTCTATCACCGATGTGGCTGACTTCAAGCTGACGCAGGTAGGAGAGGACGCAGACGGCAACCCTGTTCACCAAACAACCTGGGTGATCAAGAACAGCGAAGACATCGCGCCAGAGGTTGCCGCCTGTATTAAATCGATCACCATCACGCAGACCGGGCCCAAGCTCGAGCTGCACGATCAAAACTCTGCGATCAAGCAGCTGGCTGACATGCAAGGCTGGAACGCGCCTAAGAAGACGGATCAAACGATTAATGGAAAGCTCGATTACAGCGATGTGTCGGAGCAGGAGTTAGACAACAAGCTTAAGGCGTTATTGGATGCAACTAGCAGCCCTAAATAAACCACAAAAGATTGAAGCAATAGCCTTGCTTGAGGCTAAGCTGGAGAGGCAAAAGGCAGTGCTTTACAAGACTGTCTTTTCTACGTTCTACCCATGGCAAAAACAATTCGTAAAGGCTACCGCAGATCACTTCGAATGCTGCTTGTGCGCCGGCAACCAGATCGGCAAGACCTACACCGGCACCGACATGGACGCCATCCATCTTCTGGGTGATTACCCTGATGACTGGGACGGACACAGGTTCGACTTCCCGCCACATTGCTGGGCGCTTGGCTTCTCTATTGAGAAAACCAGAGACCTTCTTCAGACCGCGTTATTCGGGGCGTTCTCGGGCGGTGAATTCCAAGGAGGCCTGGTGCCAAAGGGCAAGATCGTCAATTGGGAGAGCGCAGCCGGAACAGCTAACGCAATGCGAACGGTTCGGGTAGAGCATGAGCGAGGGATATCAAGCATTCAGTTCTGGTCATACTCACAGGGCCAGCACGCTATCATGGGTGACGTTGTTGATTGGTTCCATATTGACGAAGAGCCAAAGGATCAAACCATTAGGCCCCAGGTGCTGACCAGAACAGTTAACGGAGACAAAGGGCGAGGGGGTCGAGGTATTTACACCTTCACTCCAGAGAACGGGCGAACCGATCTGGTTATCCAATTCATGGACACCCCATCAAGCGCTCAGTTCTTCATGCAGAAGGGCTGGGACGACGCGCCGCATATTACGCCAGAGAAAGCCGAGCGCATGCTGCTCCAGTTCCCACCACACCAGAGAGACATGCGAACCAAAGGCACACCGATGCTTGGGCATGGCCGTATATACGACCTGTCGGATGATTTCATTACCTGCGAGCCGTTCGATATTCCTGATCATTGGTTCGTAATCGACGGGATGGACTTCGGATGGGATCACCCCCAGTCACACATTAAGCTGGTTGAGAATAGAGACACTGGCGATATCTACATCACTCACGGCTACAAGGCGTCCAAGGTATCAGCTAACGACGCATGGGGGGCTGTTAAGCAATGGGCAGAGCATATACCTACAGCATGGCCCCACGATGGTCTACAGCATGAGAAGGGTAGGGACGACTCCAAGCAACAAAAGGACCATTACGAGCTAGCAGGATTCAAGATGCTGCCAGAGATGGCGACCTGGATAACTGGCGGAAACTCGGTAGAGAACGGCATCTACGAGATAGGCGACTTGATGCGAAAGGGTAAGTTCAAGGTGTTCACCGGGCTTATAGAAGTGATGGACGAGATCCGCCAGTACCACCGGGACGAGAAGGGCAAAATTGTCAAAGTTCGTGATGACTTGCTGGATGCGATAAGATACGCGTATATGATGCGCCGCTATGCTGTACAGATAGGCAGCGCAGGACAGGCCAAGAAAGTTAAGCTGCCCAAACCAAACAGACCGATGAGGCTCAGATAATGTCGCTGGAACTAGACCCGATTAAGAAGATGGTTGACAAGGCGTATCAGTCTGGGCAGACGGGAAGACAGCAGGCCTCGGATGATCTGGTTTTTGCCCGGGTAACTCAGTGGGACGATAACCTGCTGGAGGATACCAACCTAGCATTCCGTGGCGAGTTCAATATCCTGAAGAAGGCTCACCGGCAGATCATGGGCGACCTAGCCGCTAACCCAGTTCAGGTTGATTTTGAGCCAAAGGACGAGAACAGGGACGACGGCGCTGATCTTCTGGATGGTATGTATCGGGCTGATGACCGTTTAAATACTTCTCAGGAGGCCTACACATACGCCAGCGCCGACGCTGTCGATGGTGGCTTCGGTGCCTGGGAGTTATTCACAGAATATTCTTCAAGTCGAATGGGCGATCTAAACCAGGTCATCCGGCGCAAGTTTATCCCCGAGGCAGTTAACTGCGTGTTCTGGGACCCTAACGCAAAGCGACAAGACAAATCTGATGCTAAATATTGCTGCGTTATCGAGCCGTTTTCAGAGGATGGATACAAGGACTTGGTAAAAGAGCTCACTGGTGAGGATGATGCGAGCCCGGTTGACTTCAGATCCCCTGAGCATTCCTACACGTTCCCATGGTCTGGCAGCGGAGAGGGGGCAAAGTTCTACGTTGGCCGGTTCTATCATGTCGAGAAGATCAAGGACACCGCTCTGACCTTCGTTGATCCAATGGGCACTGAGACGATCCTGCTGCAGTCACAGCTTGATGATGTGATGGATGACATGATTGACGCTGGATACGAGATCGTTGCCGAGAAAGGCCTTGAGCGCAATCAGGTGACTCGCTACATCATGTCGGGGCAGGAGATCCTAAAAGAGGAAGTCATAGCCGGCGAGTATATCCCCATCATCCCGATGTACGGCGAGCGGTATATCGTAGAGGGCGAGGAGTATTACACCGGCATAACGCGGCTGGCCAAAGACCCTCAAAGGCTTCGTAACTTCCAGATGTCTTACCTGGCCGATATCGTCTCTCGGTCTCCACGGCCTAAGCCGATATTCTTTGCTGAGCAGATCCAGGGCTTCGAGGACATGTACGATATTGCGGGGGTTGATAACGACTATCCGTACCTGTTGCAGAACCGTAAAGATGCGAACGGCAATGACTTGCCAATAGGGCCGGTTGCAGCAATGCCTGACCAGCCTATTCCCCAAGCACTAGCGGCCAGCATAGAGCTAACCCGGCAGGCTGTGGAAGACGTTGCTAACCCCGGCATACCGCAAGACATTGCCGATCCTGATCTGTCTGGTAAGGCAGTGCTAGCGCTTCAGAACCGGATGGACAAGCAATCCTACATTTTCCAGCACAACCTCAAGTTCGCCAAGCGCAGAGATGGCGAGGTTTACGCCTCAATGGCTGTCGAGATCATGGATTCCCCTCGCAAGCTGACCGTGGCCAAGCCAGATGGCACGACCATACAGATCGAGACGATGACGCATGTGATCGACGCTGAGACCGGCGAAGTCAAAGTTCTGAACGATCTGACCAACATGGAATTCGATGTTTATTCTGATATCGGGCCATCCTACGACAGCCAGAAAGAGCAGACGATTGACCGGTTGGCCGCGATGGCTGATTCCGTAGCTATGACTGATCCAACCTTGCACAAGGCGCTGAACCTGAAGATCCTTGAGTTAACCGACGGTGTTAATACAGATGACATTCGGGAGTACGCACGCAAGCAGCTGGTGCTGACCGGCTTCAAAGAGCCTGAGACTGACGAAGAGAAGCAGATGCTAGCCGAAGCTCAGCAGACACAGCAGCCGGATGCGAACATGGTCTTGGCAATGGCCGAGGATAAGAAAGGCCAGGCGCAGCAGATGGAGGCCCAGATAAAGCTGGTAATAGCTAAGTCAAACGCAGCAAACGAGGCCCAGAAACGGCAGATTGACGGCTTCAACGCAGAGACTAAGCGGATGGATACGCAGATCGATGCTCAAGAGGCCGGCGCTACCATCAACCATAAGCGCATTGATGCAATGGGTAAGGAGCTGGATAACATAGCCAAGACGCAGGAGATCCAGTCACACCCTAGCGCGATGTCGAAAGAGCAGCTATTTAGACAGATACAGGCGGGCGAGTAATGGCAGCAGCGGGGAAGGTAGCCAGCGCGATCCAGGAGCTTATGCGTCGCGGTGTAAGCCCTAACGAGGTCTATCGTCAGACTGGAATGAAGCAGGGCATTGATGGCAAGTGGGCCATTCCTGCTGTCGGTGCAATAGGTGCAGGGCAATCAGAACAAGCAGAAGCAGCATTCATCGGTAAGCTAGCCAAGACCTTCAGCGGACCAGCCTACAAGCTAGCCAAGAAGTTAGAGGGGCAGGGCGCGAGTCGTGAGCAGATATGGAAGGAAACCGGCGATCAGTTCGGTACGCCTCTGTATCGTGGGCCTGATGATAAGTGGCGGCAGGAGGTGTCTGACACAGGAGCGGATATAGCTGGTCGCGAGCTTAGGACAGGCGAGGGCGGCAGCTTCTTTGACTTTGTATCGCATCCTGAAGTCGAGAGGGCGTACCCCTCATTTAACGACCCCTCATCGAAAAGCTACGAAAGGCTAGGCCTATCAAGACGAAACGAGTATTTTGGAGGAGGCACTAAGGCGGAGTATTCGGAAGGCATTCGCCACATTACGCTAGACAAAGCAGAGAGGAGCTTTAAGCCGGACCAGCAGACCATAGAAGAGTTGAGGGCGATCAGGGCTAAGCCAGAATATAAGGCCGCAGAGCAAAGATTTGTGGATGAGTTAGACCGCATTGATAAGCTGGAAGACCTCCCCGGAGCAGATATAGACGCTCTGGAAATCGAGCAAGATTTAGCAGAATCTACGTTTGAGACAAGCCCTGCTGTATATGAGTATAAGCAGATAGAGCGGTCCAAGATAAAGCGGGACAGGACGATAAGCCAAGACGAAGCAAGCAGCGTCCACCACGAGCTACAGCACGCCATACAAGGGGAAGAGGGGTTCGCAAGGGGCGGTAGTCCCGAGCAGTTTGCTGAGGATCTAGGCGCAAGAAAGCGAATTGCCGAAGGTGAGATAAAAGCTATTAATCAGAAAATGTCTGAAGTTGTAAAAGTGAAAGACAAGCTTAGACAGTCTTATACGCCAGAAGCCAAGGCCAATCTTGAGCGGATGGATGATCTGTATAACGACCTGATGGCAGAGCGCAGCAAATACTACGAAGATGCTTCAATCGACCTGCTTGAAGACCCATACAGCCAATACCGACGCCTGACTGGAGAAGCCGAAGCCCGTAACGTACAAACACGCCTACCCTACTCAATGAGTGAGCGCATAGCCAAGCCCCCATGGTCAACGCTGGACGTACCAGAGAGAGAGCTGATCAACCAGTTCAGATCAGCGGCACCACTCACGGCAGGCGGATTGCTAGGACTATCGGCACTATCACCAGACAGCGCCAGAGCATCATCATTAGGAACAATCGAAGCAGCCAAAGCCCCTTGGTTATCAGAGGCGGCTAACTACATGGAGATGCTAGAGCTTCCGATAGTGGGAAGGCCATTGCAGGGAATAGCAGATTGGGCGAGGGGTGCGGCGTATCAAGACCCCGACAGGCTGAAGCGTGCAGCTATCGGGGCGCTAGATCTGATATAAGGCCAGCCCGTTTGTCTATCCATAAACAAAGGCTTATAATCAAACTACTGCAGCCGACAGGTAAACGGCAAACGTACCTATCCGAATTGATAGGGTTACTCGCAATCGGAGCACTGATTGGATGAAAACTCTGGAAGAGCTGAAGGCTGAAAACGCCGAAGACGAGGTCAAGACTGATGAAAGCATACCCCAAGCCAAAGAAGTCGAAACCGAAGTCGAAGCGGTTGAAGAAGAATCGGAAGAAGTAGTTGACCCTGGGGAGGGTGAGCAAACAGAAACCGAGGGCGCTGAAACAGAAGCGTGGATGCAAACTGAGGAACAGACCTCAGAAGGTAATGATGAAGAAACCGTAGTTCCTTTGGCTGCACACACCAAGATGCGGGGCAAGTTGAAAGGCCGCATTGGTGAGCAGAACGAGGAGTTGGAACAGCTGAGAGCGGAGAACGCAGCGTTAAAGTCAGGACATCCGGCACCGGCACAAGAAACGGCGACACCAGCCGCTATGCCAACGCTAGAAGGGTCTGATTACGACGAGGCGAAGTATCAGCAAGAACTGTCTAGCTGGATGGCTCAACAGGTGCAGTCGCAGGTGGCGCAAGCTACCAAAGCAAGCACTCAGACAGCCACACAGACACAGGCAGCTCAACAGCTAGACCAGGCGGTGGATGGTCATTACCAACGGGCAGCAAAGTTAGCAGAAGAGTCAGGCATTACGCCGGAGCTTTACCAAAACGCTGACACGGTAGTCAGGCAGACAATTGAGTCTGTATTGCCAAACATGGGCGATATCGTAACCGACAACATGATTGCACGGTTGGGTGAAGGATCGGAAAAGGTGATGTATTTCTTGGGCCGGAATAAAACGGCACAGGAGAAGCTCCGAAGCAGCTTGGTGACAGACCCTACAGGGATCAGCGCAGCGCTGTACCTTGGCGAGTTGAAGTCAACCGTTGCTACCCCGCAGAAAAGAGTTAGTCGAGCTCGAAAGCCAGCGACGCAGATTCAGGGCGACGAAGGCGGTTCGGCCAAAGGTGATGCGAAGAAGCTGAGGGATACATATCGTTCAGCCCACAAGCAAGGCCAGGGTCAGACCGCTTACAACGCCAAGAAGACAGCCAAGGCTTCGGGTATCGACGTATCCGATTGGTAATTTGAGGAGTAGCCCAAATGGCACTTTCTACAGGCAAGACGGTTGAGGTCTTATTTGAAAAGACCAAAGAAACCTACGAGGACCAAATGCAGCTGGTCGATCTGGTCATGCGATATGAGCCGGACGGCGCATCACTGCAAAACGCAGGCAATGTGATCTGGCAGCCCGTTGAACAGCATCGCCCTATTCTGGAAGGCTGGGATCTTTCCGGCCAAGAACAGGACATCATCGAGGAGACATTCCCGTCTATCCTTGGCGAGCCACAGAACGACTTTATCAAGCAGCGCGCTGACGACATGCGAGACTTGCGTTTCTGGGAGCGGGCCGGTGAGCGGTCAGGAAAGCAGCAGGTGACTGAGCTTAACAAACAGATCGCCAGCGTTGTTGCCTTGCAGGGTTCAAAGTTCTACCGTTCGAACGCAGCAAGCGGTTACGACTTCATCGCTGAAGGGCAAGCTCTGTTGAACGAAACCCAGCAGGCGCACGACCAGCGCTGCTATGTCTTGAACGACAGGGATAACCTGAAGTTCAGTAAAGATCTGGCAGCTCGTCAGACCTTGCAGGGCCGTCCTGCAGAAACATGGACTAAAGGCCAAATCGGTGAAAATATCGCCGAATTTAACATCTTTACCGGCTCATACCTGCCCAACCTGGTTGGCGGTGCGAGCCCGGCCACCACAGTGACGGGCAACCAGTCATTTGCTCCTGAAGCTGGTTCGGTTGACACGCTAACCGGCATTGTTACCAACGTGGATTATCGCTCTGCGGTCATTCCTGTAGCGGCTTCTGCTTCCTACAACGTAGGCGACAAGGTGACTATCGGTGCTATCGAGTCTGTCGGCCTGGCTGATAAGAACTCTACCGGTCAGCTGATGACCTTTACCATCGTGGCCAAGCCTACCGGAACCTCTCTCCGGATCTCTCCTAAGCCAATTGCGGCTGACGATGCGGCGCTGAGTGCGCTGGAAAAGGCGTACGCTAACGTCGATACTACAATCGCCAACGCTGATGTTGTGGCTCGCCTGAACATCGACGCGTCTGCAAAGTCCAACCTGTTCTGGGATAAGTCTGCGATAGAAGTGATCGGCGGAACCATTCCTGCTCAGTTGTTCTCCGAGTTCGACGGCATGAAGGTTATCTCTGATACCATGAGCAACGGTCAGACGATGTATCTGGTTTATGATGGAAATCTCGCAGATATGTCATTCCGGTATCGCTTGTTTACTTGGTACGGGATCACGATGTGTAACCCACAGAACGCCGGTGTTGCGGTAACCTTCACATAACTGGTAAACGATAAAGGGCTTCGGCCCTTTTAGGAGAATCAAATGTCCAGAATCTTTCAAATTGGAGAAATGTATCATCGCCGGGATGATGATGCTACCAGTGATCTGACGACCACTTCCATAGCAGACGCACTAGCTATCCCAGTAAGTCATGGGTATGTTGCTAAGACAACTGGTGCCGACGCTGAAGCGCTAACCTTGGCGGATGGATACCCAGGTCAAGTCCTGGTTATCAACCTGACCACAGATGGAGGTGGTGACGGCACATTGACACCAGCAACCTCTACCGGATGGGCTACCATCGTCTTTGCCGACGCAGGCGACCAAGCTACTCTGCTCTATGTTGATGACAGCATCGGGTGGATTATGCTCGGTGCCAAGGGTGTCGCTGCTCCTCCAGTAACCACGGTTTAATCAATAGAAAAGGGGGCTTCGGCCCCTTTTTAGGAGAATTATTATGGTCGGTGCACGTTGTACGAACGTTAATCAGATGTCAGACCTCGATGATGGTGACGCCACCACGACAACGATTGAGGACTCTAAAACACTGGTCAACGACATCCGGGCAAAGCTGAAGGGCAACTATCCGGTATCACGGCCAGCCTTGGCTATTGGCAGCACCGCTACTGCGGTATCCAATGTTGCCTTCGACTTCACCATTGCGGGTGTTCGATACTCAAAAGCTGCGGTTGCGGCCGGTACGGCCCCGGGCAACGATGTTGTTCCCCAGGCTCTATTCGGTGCGGTGGCCTTTGATATCGGAGTTGACGGCACCATTGACGCGATTGAGGCAGCAGACAATGCAACCGGTTACGCTTCGGCGGTACTGGCCATTGCGGGTATTCCTGTCGCTGCTGCGGGTCATGCTCGAATGGGTAACGTCACGGCAACCAAGTCAGACGGTGCGTTTACCTTCGGCACAACCTTGCTGAATGCGGCCAACACGACTGTCGTTTATACTGACGGCGAAACCAACCTTGAGGCCATTGGGGCCGCAGTGTCGTAACTGGAGATATAAGCATGTCTGTATTTGTGTATAAGGACGGCGCGAAATCGCTAATCCCGCCCGAGCAGCTGCAAGAGCATCTGATTAACGGATGGAGTGTGACGGATGGCGGGGAAGACGATGGAGACCTAAGCCCTGATCCAGAAGCCCCAACCGAGGAAGAAGCCGACACCAGCGGTACAGGCTTGCTATCCAACAGCGAGGTCCGCGAGGCTGCTGAGAAGGCGGGCATCGAAGGCTTTAAAACCAAACGCATCAAAGCGCTAAAGGTAGAGCTCGGCTATGAGGAATCTGAGTAACCAAATAGGTGGCACGTTCGACAAGATCGATGCCATCAATGACGCATACAGCCAGCTTCGGATCTCTGGGTTAACTCGCATTCCGACCCCTGGAGATCTTGAGCTGGCCTTGGGTCGTCTGGAAGGGATGGCGGCAGAGTGGGCGACTCGCAATATCTGCTCTGGTTATAACTTCGAGGACACGCCGGATCCGAACAGCGCCACAAACGTTGCCCGAGCGTACCTGCAGACCTATGCAACTAATCTTGCAGTCAGGCTTGTGGACTTCGGAAAGCAGGTTCCGGCGATGCTCATGGCGCAGGCTAATCAGTCGCTGAGCAACCTTTCCGGACGCAGCGCTATGGATAGCATCAACATGGTACCCTATCCATCACGGCAGCCAAGAGGATCAGGCAACACCCTTCGTTACAATCGCTGGAACCGGTTCTATCGCAATCAAAACGTTGCGGCTAACGATTGCGCGACTGTCGATATGTTTATCGGTGACGTTAACGATTACGTTGAACACTTCGACGCTTATCTGAATGATGGTGAAACACTTGCATCGATTGAGTTTTCAGCAGACACCGGGATAACGATCAGCTCTTCCAGCTTCACCGATAACGATGTTAGCTATCAGATCACAGCAACAGGATCCAACGACACCACGCCGCAAGACCTACAGTTAACCATCATTGCCACCACCAGCAGCGGCAGGATTGAAACAAGGGTGATCATCTTCGCCTTTACTCCTCGACCAAGGGATCACTAATGGCTGAGCTAGTCCTAAACCTGATCAAGGGCGACAAGATAGGCTCTGAAACCGATTACCGTGACAGCTTGCCGGTTAACATGGTAGCCATTGCAAAGCCAGTTCTAGGCGCTGCCGGCTATATGCTGCAGTCTCCTGGACTGACCCAGTACGGCACCGGATCAGGTATTGATCGCGGAGCCTTATGGAATGAACGATTCCTTGACCACTACCGGGTAAGCGGTGGAAAGTTCGTATCAGTTGCCGCAGATGGAACGGTCGTTGAGCTGGGCGACATATCCGGTTCTGATACTGCAAGCCTTCCTTATTCGTTCAACACCCAGGCTATCATCGCTGATGGCCGTATGTGGCTGTACGACACCACTTCAGGCTTCAGAGAGGTAACCGATCCAGACCTGGGCGATCCTATCGACGGCGTATGGGTTGATGGGTTCTACTTCATGACCGATGGAGAATTCATTTTCCACACGGATATAACTGATGAGTCAAGCATAGACCCGCTAAAGTTTGCCACCGCTGAATTCATGCCAGATGTATCTAATGGGGTAGGCAAGACCCAGGATAACAAGGTAATCGTTTTCGGACGGTATACCACTGAGTACTTTATTAACGATGCGTCAACCAACTTTTCTTTTACCCGGGTACCGTCGAGAGCGGTAAAGATCGGCATTGTAGGTACTCATGCCAAGGCTGAGATGGGAGATAAGTGGTATCTGCTTGGTGGTCGTAAGGAGGAAGCAGTCTCCGTCCATGTGTTAGGCGTAGGGGCGGCTCAGAAGGTCGCTACACGCGAAGTAGACAAGATCATAGGGCAATACACCGAGACGCAGTTAGAGGGCGCTGTGATCGAATCACGCAGCGAGGACGGATATAGCTTCCTTGTTGTTCATCTGCCTAATCACGTTCTGCAATTCAACGAAACAATCGCCAGCAAGGTTGGCATAGATCAGGCCTGGACGATCCTAAAGACAGATGTGACCGGTGAGTTGCCATGGAGAGCAAAGCACGGCCTGTTCGAGCCGCGCAAAGGTGTTTGGGTGTACGGTGATAAGCGCGATTCAAAGATAGGCGTCCTGGATGAGACTGTGGCTACGCATTACGGTGATATTTCAGAGTGGATTTTGGACACCCCGTTTACCTACC